GTCGAAAAAGCACTATTAAATGGATAAGATATTTAAGATACGATGTTCCCAAATTGGGAAGATAATGAGTAATGCAAGGAAAGCAGGTGAGCTATCAGCCACCTGCACCTCTTACCTCAAGGATTGGTACACTGGAGAGCATGAAGATGTGTTCTCAAAGTACATGGATAAAGGCAATGCAGTGGAAAATGAGCTGATTGACTTTATGGCAGAGGTGATGGGATATGGCCTTGCTGAAAAAAACGAGGTATATATGGAAGATTCATACATCACCGGCACTGCTGATGTGGTGATGCCCAAGTTGATTGTTGATGTCAAGGCCCCTTGGTCTAAAAAAACCTTGCAAGATTCATCTTTGGAATTGAACATGGATTACTACTGGCAAGGTCAGGGCTATATGCACCTGTATGGCAAAGATGAATTTATCCTTTTTTATGGCTTAATGGACACGCCAGGGCATTGCAATTATGGCAATGAGGTAATCTATTCAACCATGCCAAGGGATGACCGTTGGGCTGCCTTTCGCATCCAAAGAAACGATGAGGATATCAAGTCCATCATTGAGAAAGTTGACAAATGCCGGGAGTGGCTTAATGAATACGATGTGAAACTTTGCAAGACAATTGGAAAAGTACAAAGCTACCCCACTATCTGACAGGACAAGTGCCTGTGATGGATGCCCCCATGAATCCGCCTATTAAAGAAAAACGGAGGATGGGGGGCTTTAGGGGATGGGGCATAACGTTTTGCAGATAAGCGAAGGCACAAATAGCGTGGCATTGTGCGGTTGGATTTGGGCTTTTGCTTATGTGCTGTTATGTGTCTGTAGTTTTTTTAAACTTTTTTAAGGTGGGGCGCGTTGGACTTTTAATTTTAAAACTATAAACTATGCAAATAATTAGAGATGAAGAACTGTTTGGAATAATGATGATACCATTGTTTCAGCAATACGGAATTACCCGATGCAACATAAAAGATTGCAAGGAAAAACACACAACTATTTGTGTTCACGAACAAGCCAATTTTGGGCTATGTGAAAAACATTACTTGGAAGGCAAAGAAGCTGGAACAATGAAACTACAACTTGAATTTTAATTATGAGCAAAAACATTGAATTAGATAAGTTTTATACCCCGATTGCAACTGCTAAAAGATGCGTTGAATTGATGTTGAATACAATTACGAACCGATTGTTTGTAACTGAATATTTAGAGCCAAGTGCAGGATGTGGAAACTTTAGCAACCTAATAGAAGGAAGTATTGCTTACGATATAAAGCCACAAGCCGAAGGAATAATTGAAGCAGATTTTTTGAAATTGGATTTGCCATACAAAGAAGGAAGGTTGATATTTGGAAACCCACCATTCGGAGATAGAAATAACCTTGCACGAAGTTTTTATAAAAAGGCAGTTGAAATATCGGATGCCATTGCTTTTATATTACCGATAAGCCAATTAGATAACAGAGATAGCTTGTATGAGTTTGATTTGATTGAAAGCATTGATTTAGGAGTATTGGAATATAGTGGAATGAAAATACATTGTTGCTTTAACATTTACTGCCGACCAAAGAACGGATTGAACTCAAAGCCAAACTTGAAAGTTGATTTGATTAAAGTTTACAGGGATGACCAAGATGGTTACGAAAATATAAATGCTGACCTATGTATATTTAGAAGGGGTGCAAGTGCAGGAAAGGAAAAACGATTTGACACACACACGCAAACTTATAAAATAGTGGTTCAAGATAAAAGCAAAGTTGAAGAAGTGAAAAATACAATATTGAGTTTTGATTGGAGTGGTTATAAAAAACACCAATCAGCCCCAAGTTTAAGTAAGAATGATATTTACCGACTGTTTAAAACCTTTTAAAAATTTGAAAAATTTTAGGAGAGCGTTGGCAAAAAAGTTTAAAAAAATTATTGCACATAACGATTCGCTATACGCCATAACACGCACATATCTAACAAAAAAAAAAAGAAATGACACCACAAGAAAAGGCCACCGAATTGATTGATAAATTTTATGGCAACAAAGAATCAGCATTGAAAGCAGTGAGCGAGATTCTTGAATGGGGAAACAACCTGCAATTCCCTGCAAACTTTTGGCAGGAGGTAAATCAAATTTTAAAAAACAAATAAAATGACACCCGAAAAAATAATCAGAATAGTATCGCATCTTACACAAGTGCCGGAGAATGATATTTTAAGCAAATCGCAGATGCGCAGAGTATGTGAGCCAAGGCAGATAGCACATTACTTCATGCGTAAGTATGTCCGTAGTTATACCTTGCAGAAGATTGCCGGGCTATTCGGAGGACTTAATCATGCCACCATCTGCCATTCAGTTAAGACAGTGGACAAGATTCGCAAGTATGATAAGAAGTATAATGAGCTTGTCTGCGAGATTGAAAGAGCCATCCAGGAAGATATTAACTTTGAGAATGAGCCTCTGCTTCAAATTCTTGCCGAAGTGAAAGCAAGTACAATGGACACCAAGGCTGCGCATGATAAAATATTGGCAATGGGTTGCGTATTTCAAAATTAAAGGTATATTTGGCCATGAATAAGGCACAGATAATTGATGTAATTGCAAAGGATGGCGAGTATATAAAGGCTTGCAAATCCATTGCAAAAAATAATTACCTTGCCGATGACTTATATCAGGAATTAATGGTCATCTTACTTGAGTATAATGAGGATAAACTTATACTAATTTGGGAGCAAAAGCGCATCAAGTGGTTTATCATATCAATATTACTCAAGATGTGCCATTCCAACACATCACCTTTTTATGCAAAGATTAGAAAGTTTGGTGAAAAGAGTGATGACAGCATTGACTTTGATGAATTGGAGGATGAGGAAATCAAAATTAGCAAAGAGATTCCTGATGTATTTGAGATATTGGAGCTGACAGATGAGGAATTGATCGAGACCGAAGATGGATATGCCAAGTCACTGCTCAAGATGTCTGTTGAATTGGGATCAGTGCAGAAAGTTAGCAATGCAACAGGAATCCCATACCTATCTGTTTGGCTGTCGATAAATAATTATAAGAAAAAAATTAAAATAAAATATGGCAAAGTATAATATCCTGCTGATTGTGGACCAAAAGACCACTGGCTTACAATACCACAGGCAATTGATTCCACATTCCCACATTGGCGAGAATGATCCTGATTTTAACATCATGTCAATCCCCAATATTGATGCCATCACATTTGATGAGTTGAAAGACTTTCACATGGTGCAGTTCTTGAGAGAAGTTGATCAGACTTGGTCGGGAAAGTCAGTGGAGATAATTAACCGCTGTAAAAAGTTAGGTATTAGAGTTGTTTTTGACATTGATGATTATTGGCATCTTGATAAAAATCATCTTATATATGACCAGTATAAGCAGTTTGATATTCCCAGGCAGATAGAGGAAATCCTTTCCAATGTCGATGCAGTGACAACCACCACTAACCATCTTGCCGGGATGATTAATCCTTTCAATCAGGATGTGACCGTTATTGCCAATGCCATTGATCCTGACCAACCTGCCTGGAGAATCAGAAACATTGATTCAGAGTTAATGCGCTTTGGTTGGATTGGTGGTGTTCACCATCGTGAGGATATTGCATCCATGCGCCAATCATTCAAGCGTATATTTGCTGACAAGACCATTTACAATCGTTTTCAGCTATGTTTGGCAGGCTTTAATGTTACGATTCCATTTGGAAATGATAAACTGTCAGAGCTTGTTTCTTTGGGATTTGATGAGAAGATAATTAAGTCAGGCAATTATGTGTCAGTAGTTAGGGAATTTGTGAAAAAAGGGTATAATCCACCTGTTGCGGAGTTCATTAATCTTGAGAGAATATTTACAGATGACTATAAGTCAGTGAAAAGTGATAGAGATTACTTTGATTACCTGCGCCAATTTACACCGGCAATGGACCACTTTGCAAATGACAAACCATATAAGAGATTGTGGGGAAAAGATGTGTTCAATTATGCTGATCTTTACAATTCAATCGATGTGGCTTTAGTGCCTTTGAACAATACCCCATTCAATATCTGCAAATCACAGCTGAAAATCATTGAGGCAGGATTCATGCATAAGGCCGCCATTGTGTCCGATGTATATCCATACACCATTGATTGCATTCATGAAGAGAATGCTTTGATGGTTAAGCCCGGCAGAAATCACATTGACTTTTTCACCTCTGTGAGAAAGCTCGTAAACAATCCTGACCAAGCCTTTGATTTAGGTGAGGCACTTTATGAAACGGTGAAAGATAAATACCACATTGCCACG